TCACGCAACCCTCCTGAAATACAACTCATTGAGTATCTTTGCGACTACTTCCCCTCGTCCTGAGAGATGAATAGCTGCTGCGAGTGACTTTGCGTCATACTGATTAATGACATAATCAACGACTTCTGACGGCTCAGGTTGGTAATACTGAGTAAGTTCCCTGAATGATTCTGTTTCAATGCGGACATCGTTAAGATTCTGAAAGGCTATTTCCGTGCCATTATTTCGGTTTCTACTGGTCATATCTGCATAGGTGTAACGTATAGTCAGTGACATATTTTCCTCCCGTAAGCCATCTTCTGTAGTTGACTCGCCAACCGCCAGACATCCTTGTTATTAGTTGAGACGGCTATCCTTGCCGCTTGACGTGCGAGTTGTAAAAAAGGCGTAGTGATACGCACCGCCATGCAATCACGCATAGTGATGTAATATTCTGATTTCATTGTTACCTCGCTAGGTGAGCGATAGGGTGGTTATCTGGTGTTGGTGCGGTGGGTATTAGTAGTTCATTGTCATGTGGGGGATTTTATTACTAGCAACTAACTTAATAAATTCAGTCGCTAATTTTTCATCAAATCCGTTACTTACTAAGGCTTGTAATGTTTCTTGGTTATACTTGCGACGATGCTCCTTATCAGCCTGACGTTTAGCTTCTTCCTGACGCTTACGTTCTTCTTCTGCTAATCGCGCTTGTTCTGCTTCTTGTGCTTTCTCGCGCTCAGCTTCGATAGCTAATTGTTTCTCGCGTTCGGCTCGCTCCTGAGCTTCTTTAGCATCACGCTCTGCCTTTTCCTTGGCTTCTTTTGCTGCTTGCTCTGCACGTTGAATTGCTTCCTGCTTTTCACGCTCTGCACGTTCAGCGGCTTCTTTTGCTTCACGCTCACGTTTAGCTGCTGCTTCAATTTCTTGCTGTGCTTTGCGCTCAGCTTCAAGTCTTGCCTGTTCCGCAGCTTGTCGCTTCATTTCTTCTTCACGAGCAATGCGTTTGCGCTCTTCTTCAGCTTTGCGTAAATCAAACAGCTCGTTCATTTGCAGAGCCTCTTCATGATCAACTTCGATTTGCTTCTTAAGCGCTTCGGCTTCTTCGCGAGCTTTTTCTTGTGCTTCCCACTCTGTTAGTGGCTTGCGAATATCTGTGCTTAATGCATCTAGCTCGTCACGAAATATCTTACGGCTAGCATCAACTTTTTTAGGTAGCTCTTTTAACTTATCGACAACCGCTTTACCTTCCTTGTCGATATACGTTTTTGTTTGAGCAACTTTGTACGCCAGAGATGCAAAAGCCTTTCGGTTTTTAGCTACTGAGAAATCACTGTCGAGTTCTTTACGCTCTTCTTCTGCAAGAGATTTAATGTGCTCCAGCATCTGATTTACTTTTTCTGGTGCCGTAAACAAATCCAGCGCCGTAGCTTGTTCAATTACGACTAATTCATTTGCCATTTCCTATGTTCCTTATGTGCGTATTCCTCACTATTAATAGCGATATGAATGATTGAGATGTGGGTTACTGCTGACCGAGGGTGTCATACTCCCTCCGTTATTAACTAATTTTCTGTTGGAATTTTAACGTGACAAAATTCAATCAAATCTCTGGCGAATGCAAGGTCATCACTATTATCATTCCATACCGTATTTCCATTAAGACCATTCAACCCGTCAATTTTATTAAGCCTTCTAAGTTCCAAAAAAATATCTACTAATGAATTTAGTAAAAATGGGCTGTTGGAAACTAAAATTGCATTTCTAAATACATCTTTATGATCAAGTAGGGTGCATACTAATTTTCCATTACTGTTTACTATCTCGAAATTTTCATCGCTGATTTCAATATGCCAGTTACGTTTGACATGCTTGTTATTTTCCACAGTTAGTTACTCCCAAAAGAATTATTAATAACACCTACTACCCATTCGGCATTTTTTATAATGCACTCGAGCTCTTTTGTTTTTGTTTCTGGGTTGTCATCAACAATCTTCTTTAGTTTATTTAGTAGTTTAGATGTAATATTTAAAGTGTCATGTGAGGACATAATCATGTGACAACCATCTAATCCAGCAATAGATATGTTTACAGAAACAATCTCCTTATCTATGTCATTTTGAACTATATGGAAAGATTCAGTATCGGCAAAACAATCATCTATTTTCCACTTGTACCCCCACACTGAGAACCCCTCGCATACTCTAATGTTGTTTTTTCTGTCTATGCGAAACATATCTCTATCTCCTATCTATTAATCAACTCACCACAGCCCACAGAATGGACTGTAATTAGTTAACTGTGCCTGCTTTTAGCCACGTCAGGCGAGGTGGTTCTCGTGTACCCCTACATCGAGAAATCGGCTATAATCCACTTACCCCTACAGAATAAGAGATTATCAACCATGCCGAATTGGATTGAGGCAGTGATTGCCTATTTAAAACAAAACACATCATTGAGGTTCAATATGTTTTGGTTGTTATCTTGGTTTGCGTTATTAATATTTACTCCCATTGGATATATTGAATTTATTAACTCAAAACTTCTTCAGTGGGATAATCCATATATAGTGTCGTCACTGTTTTTTGTTCCAGTGAGTTACTTTATTTCATATTTTTTTAAGTTATTCATTAAGTTATGTATTTACTTAAATAGAGCGTTAACACAAGTAAGATTAAATAAAAAAAAGAAAAACAATATTAATAATGTCACCGACAAAGAAGCTTCGATTATTGCAATCTTTGCAGAAATAGGTCTGGATAGCGAATTGTCTTTTGATTCAATGAATGAAAAAGGTGTCATCGAATTATTTAATAAAGGAATAATCGAACCAATTAAAGGTGATTATATTAACGAGCCTAAGTGCAAATATAGGATTACTAGCAATTACCTTAAAGATATAGAATATGCCTTAGTAAATAACACTAAAATACGTAAAGCATATGAAGAGGTAAGGTAAGCCCATCCATGGACTTTATCTCGCCGTCACCCCGAACTCACTGCTCGGCTTGCGTAGCCGTGGTTGCTTGGGTGTGTCTATGCTCTAGCCGTTACTTCTCCAGACTCTAATAATGTTCCTGACTTACGATATTTAGCTAAGTAAATACTAGAGTTCGGTAAGCAGGTATTATCTACTGAGTCATAAACTTTAGTACTGCGAATTGAAATTGCTTTTTCAACTCGGCTAATTGGTTTGCGTGTTAGTGATAAGGTAGGGCGCTTTGTTTCTACTTCTGGTTCGCCATGTATTGCAGCTTTTAACCTTTCAGTTAATGCGTACTCTTCCTGCAATGCCTTTCTGCGTTCCATTCTGCGTAATCTGGCGTTGTTGTAGCCGTGAAAGTTACACATAGTTTTCCCCTTACAGTTTGCTTTGGTGATTGGCGGTAGCGCACTTATCTACCATTCACGCTTAGCGGAGCGATAACCAATCCCAAAACATACTGTCTTTGGTTTGCGCTTTTTCAGCGCTATCTGTTAAAGAGCGAACATCCTGTTTATCTATGGCTCCTTGCCTTCGATGGATAGTATATTCACAAATTGTGATTTTAATGTCAACCACAAAATGTGTTTATTTGCTTGTGATTGAATTAACGTGATGATTTGAAATGGAAAATTTTTTATTTATAGACACGATTTGTGTCAGATATCACACTAGCGGGGAATTGCGGGCACAAAAAAGCCCTCGCGGGGAGGGCTCTTTGCTAGTTAATTTACTACTTAAGCAATGCTATTACTGCGGGTATGATGGCTGCTACCGCTATAGCAATACCAATCATCCATTGAGTGCGAGTAGATGCTGTTTTTTGGTTTTCATAACGTTCATCTAATTTTACATCAAGCACGGAAAGAGTGGTTATAATTTTACCCATTTGGGCGTTTTGCTCTTCACGCCAGTGAGCCATTTCCTCGCGCATACCAGAGGCTATGGCCTGTATTTCGGCTTTGTTTTGAGCTAGTTTTGCATCTAGTTCTTCTCTGGTCATGTCAATATCCTCACTTAAATCTATATCCTTTTCTTGAGCAGTATATCCACCATTTTTTTGTTTATCAAATGAACAAGAAAAATCAGATCCTGATACCAAACTAACTTTAAACCTTTTGGCATCTGAAAGGTCTATTATATTACTCATCACGTTCGTTCTTTATTATAAAAAAGGTTGAGGATGAATGTATTTCGATTTCACAGTTATTTTCTTCATCTACATCATAAAGGATGCTATCTGCTTGATATAAGCCACAGGCTGTTAACTCAACATTTTCCATATCGATATTAAAACCACCTTCGATGTATTTTTTATCATAGTTTTTGGTGGTTATAGTAACTGAAAAAGCCTCAGTTAGAGGATTGATAAACCCTCTTGTTTCTCCAGCTTTAACTGATATATCAATTGGCTTTATAAAAACTTTGAATTGGTAACTATGATCTGGTTTTAACCCAACAAGGCCAACATAGAATTTAAGGTCAATCGTTTGGGCTGTTGGTGAAGCATAAATGCTAGTTACGGGAACTAGCTTATCATTTTTCTCACTAAATGGAGTTATAAAGCTAATCTTTTCATATCGCTCTATTTTTTCTTTATTAGTCATTACATTCACCATTAATTATTCGCCTGTTTACTTATTAATTACCCACACCCTAAAACGTGTCGTCAGGCCATTGTGACTTGATTACCTTACCTATGATTGTGCAGTTCCCGTTAATAGGGATCAGGTCATAGCGTGGGTTTAACGGCTCTAAATATGATATTCCACCTTCTCTAATCAATCGCTTGAATGTGAACTCATCATTCAGCAAGCGAGCGACGCAAAAATCTCCGAACTCAACTTCTTCCTCTGGATCAACCAAGATAAGCATTCCTTCAGGAAAACTTGGCTTTCCTCCTGGTGGCGCTGTCATTGATTGGCCTTCAACCTCTAACCAAAAAGCGCGCTCACTGGCTTTCTTAGCTGTAGGTATCCACGACACAGCATCTTTCTGAGTATATGAGTTAAATTCTGTTGAGAAAGCGCCAGCCTGTACCTTCGTGAATAGAGGGTACTCATAGTTACTAACAACCTGATCGCTTCTATCACCAAACATCAATTCCGCAGGTGAAACACCTAAAGCTTCGCTGATAACTAAAGCATCATCAGCACTTATCTTTCTTTCCCCAAGTTCATAATTTCCAATTCTAGAAGCCGCGGAATATCCGCACAGCTTTGCAAGTTGCGCTTGGCTTAATCCTCTAGATTCACGAATAGACTTCAGTCTTTCGCCGATAATTTCATTTATTTTTTTCATGCTTATCTTTTAACACAAAACGTGATGTAAGTATTTAAACGATTCGTGATTGACAGTTAATCACATATTGTGTGTAATAGGGGTTGTAGACATGGAGGATACACACAATGAATAACATCGCAGAACAGCGAAAAAAATTAGGAATTTCTCAGGCTGTTTTGGCTTCATCAATCGGATGGGGTCAATCTCGTATTGCAAACTACGAGCTAGGTATTAGAACGCCTAGCCTTAATGATTGTCGAGTAATCGTTGAGGCATTACAGAAACTTGGTGCGAAATGCTCACTAGATGACATTTTCCCACCAAAAGCAGCATAAGCACCACCTCGCTCTTTAACATCTCAGCGCTGAAAAAGCGCACATCAATACACACTCACAGGATCGTGAGCAACGGACTAACTGTATCTAAAAAGGACTATAGACTATGGAAAATGCAAAAAATATCAAAGTAGAGTGCTCATCAAACGAATTGATGACATTTTACATTCAACAAATGTATTCAATCGGTAATAACGGACTCGCTAAAGCGCTAGGAATACACCCATCAAAATCCAGTCGAGATAAAGCCAGAATATTCGATTTAGCTTGCCAGTTGGTGAGTAAGTTCGGATTACCCCCTGACTCTGTAAATATCAGCGATAAGCCAACGAAAGTTGTTCTTGAAGGTGACTATGCAGAAAGGGTTATTCAGGCTCTTGAAGGGAAGGGAAAGGTTAAAAGAAAAGCCCCAGCGGTAACTGAGGCTTCTCAACAAATGGACTTAACCATTTAAACTAACAAATACACTGTATCAACAACCAGTATTAAAGGGAAGCTGATTTTGAGCTTTCCTTTGGTCATTAATAAATCAATGAGGTCATTATGAATCAATTGAATAACTTAGTAAATACTGGCGAACCAACGATGAGTAGTTTAGAAATTTCAGAGTTGGTTGAGTCAAGGCATGACAAGGTTAAACAATCAATCGAACGCCTTGCAAAACGAGGTGTTATCAAACTCCCCCCAATGGGGGAAGTTAAAAATCACTTAAACCAGACGGTTTCTGTATATCAAATTAACAAGAGAGATAGTTACGTTATTGTTGCTCAGCTATCACCTGAATTTACAGCAAGACTAGTTGATAGATGGCAAGAGCTAGAATCAAAGCAATCTCTCATTCCTCAGTCTCTACCAGAAGCTTTACGTCTGGCGGCAGACTTAGCAGAGCAAAAGCAAATAGCAGAACAGAAATTAGCAATTGCAGCGCCTAAAGCTGAATTTGTTGATCGGTATGTTCAAGCAACTGGCTTACTGGGTTTTAGAGAGACAAGTAAATTACTAAAAGTGAAAGAGAACTTCTTTAGAGAGTTTCTACTTTCAAAACGAATTATGTACAAATTGGCTGGAAAATTAACACCTTATTCAGAACACCTTGAAGCAGGGCGTTTTGATGTAAAAACAGGTGAGAATCAAATCAACGGTCACGCATACACACAAGTTAAATTTACCCCTAAAGGTATTCAGTGGATAGCAGGTTTACTGGCTAGAGAGCAATTGGAGGCAGCATGAGCATGATATTAATGGCGAAAGCCATGCAGTTAAAAGTAGGTAATCCATCAAGGAAGCTCGTGTTAATAAAATTAGCTGATAATGCCAACGATAAAGGCGAGTGCTTCCCGTCTTATCAGCATGTGGCAGATCAGTGTGAAATCAGCAGAAGAAGCGTTATTAATCATATTGATGCGTTATGTGAGCAAGGTTTGGTTAGAAAGGTTTATCGCAGTGGAGAAAAAGGTAATTCATCTAATGTGTATAAGTTAAATTTAGATGATCCGATACAGGAGTCACCTAGTGAAAAATCTGCACTAGGTATGGTGAAAGATTTGCACCACCCTAGTGAAAAATCTGCACCACCCCCTAGTGAAAAATCTGCACCCAGAACCAGTCACTCTTTTGAACCAGTCAATGAACCAAAGAAAAAGGGATTTGATGCGAAGAAGGAATCTATCCCTGACTGGTTAGATCGTGAAATTTGGTTTAACTGGATTGATTACAGGAATGAAATCAAAAAACCTTTCAAAACTAAAAAGACCTTTGAGTTACAGGTTAAGTTTTTACTGGAATGTCTCGAAGAGGGTTATTCTCCTGAGGAAATAATTAATCAATCCATAGCTAATGGATGGCAAGGGCTGTTTAAACCTAAAAATAACCATCAGGCAATAACATCACAGCAAGGTAGCTGGAACACGCCGGAGGCATGGAGGGATTTCATTTGAAAACCAATCTAATGGCGGTAATCAATAATCGTGATGCGGGCGCTTTAGCCAGAATGTCACAGGGAGATATCACAAAAAAAGTAGTCAATTCAAACGCTGAAAAGATGGTTGACTCACTATTCAAAAGTTTAAAGCAACTATTCCCTGCATCCGTTAGTACCGTTTTTAAAAATGCAGATGATGAAATGGACGCAAAACGACAATGGATTGCCGCCTTTGCAGAAAATGGAATTACTACCAGAGAGCAACTTCAAAATGGCATGCGACACGCCAGAGCAAGTGATAACCCTTTTTGGCCTGCTGTTGGTCAATTTATCAAGTGGTGCAAGGAAGAGGATTATGTGGCTCTTGGTTTGCCTGACGAGGATCAGCTTTACGAACTCTATCGAGAATACTGCAAAATGCGTGGCTGGCGTGAAATGAAATGGCCATCAAACGCTTGCTACTGGATGGTTACTAAAATTTACTCTGAGATGCGAAGTAAAAGCCTAACGGATAGTGAGGTTAAGAAACTTTGCGCTAAAGAGTTACGGAGAATGTCAGCAAGAATTAAATCAGGTGAAAATATTCCAGCGCCAGTTAAACAAATACCTCAGTTACACATTCCAACCAGCAAAGAAAGATCATTAGAACACCTTGCTTCAATTAGAAAGAAATTAAATCTTAACCCTAAATCTATTTAAGGAAATAAACATGAACTTTTTCAAAAATGCGATTGTATATCGCATGACTCGTGACATTCAAATTTCAGCAGAACAACTTGAAGAGGCATTAAAAACTTTAGCATTTACACCATGTAGTAGCCAAGATATGAGTCGCACTGGCTGGGTGTCACCACTTGGTAATTACGGTGAAATGTTAACTCACGTTGCCGGCAATCAGGTTTTACTCTGCATTAAAAAAGAAGAAAAAATATTGCCATCGACAGTTATCAAGGAAACTCTACAAGAAAAAATTGAAAAACTAGAAAGTGAACAAGGTCGCAAGCTGAAAAAGACAGAAAAAGCGACATTAAAAGATGAAGTCATTCACTCTCTCTTGCCTCGCGCATTCAGTAAATATTCTCAAACTCAGATCTGGATTGATTTGGATAAGCAAAGAATTATCGTTGATGCCAGTAGTTCTAAACGCGCAGAAGATTCACTTGCGCTACTCCGTAAGACAATCGGTTCATTACCGGTTATTCCACTTCATACTGAGCAACCAGTCGAGATAACGCTTACTGAATGGGTCCGTAACAATGATATCCCATCAGGATTTATGCTTCATGACGAAGCTGAGTTAAAAGCGGTGTTAGAGGAAGGCGGTATTGCTAAGTTTAAAAAGCAAGATTTAGCTTCAGACGAAATTGCCACCCACATCGAAGCAGGTAAACATGTCACTCAGTTATCTATGGAGTGGCAAGAGCGCATCAGCTTCACGATAACCGATAGCCTTATGCTTAAGAAAATCAGCTTATCTGATGTTTTGAAAGAGCATAACGACGACATTCATCATGATGATTATGCTCAACGATTTGATGCTGATTTCATTCTGTTTACTGGTGAATTTTCCGTGCTGATCGATGAATTAGTGTCTGCGCTAGGTGGCGAATCTAAGGCTTAACACGCAAGAGGATTTTTATATGGAATATTTACGAGATATTTTAGGCACATTGTTTTTCATGCTAGTACCGATTACTGGATTTTTATCTGTTGCATTTCTGATGTATCACGAAAAATCAGGTTGGGGATGGTTACTTTTAGCAGTGGTTGCCATATCAGGAAGTTTAAAAATTAGTTATGGCGATTAAGCGAGGTGTTGAGTGATGAAAGGAACAGAATTTAAAAAGTTGATGTGGCTCTACGCTGATGAGGCAATGATACGCAAGCGTAGATATGTGAGGGGCGGGAAAAAGACAGCGGACCGCAATCGAAAAATGCACAAACCATATCGTTGTGAAAAGGTTATGAATCGCCTTTTAAGAATTGATTCTGATGCGTTTGTTAAAAGACTAAACCGAAAGGAGGCATCTAATGCAGGGAACTAATTTAACAGAAATGAAAATTAACATACCAGCCGAACTTAGTGAAAATACAGCAAATCTTGTTGTTAAATTTGCTGAAGCCATGGCAGAAAAATTACATAAGTCTGAGAAAAAATACGGGTATTCAGACGAATGGATGGCTAATAGCTGGGGGTTGGATTGTAAGAATCAATTCATGCGACACATACAGAAAGGCGATCCTGTTGATGTGGCTAATTATTGCGCGTTTATGTTTTATCACGGCTGGTCAACTATGCTCCCACCAATGCCAGAGGGTGAGTGATGAACGAACGCAAATTAAGACTAGAAGCTATAGCAATTTGGCAAGAGCTAATTTTACAAGCTAAGCGAAAATACCAATGGTGGGAGTTGTAGCATGAACGAACTCAAGAAATGCCCGTTTTGTGGGTGCGACCGGATTTTTGTCGGCACGTATGATTATGAAGAATTTGACGATAAAACATACTACAAAGCAGAGTGTAATTCATGCGAAGCGGAGACGGGATTTAAGGATAGCAAACAGGAAGCTATAGCATCATGGAACAGGAGAGCTAACAGTGAGTGAGCCAGTAGAGGTAATGGTTTATTACGTTAACTTCAATACGAATCGCAGATTTTGGATGTTGAAAATAAATGTAGGTTGGATTGAGGAGCACTATAAATTCCCATGCAAACCAACTAAAAGACAAATCCGCAAAAAGAAAAAAGAATGGATACAAGAAGCTAGATACTGGATTGAGGCATATTCAGAAATTCAAGGGGGCTAACAGTGAGTGATAAGAAATGAGCATTTCAGCAATCACAACAATCAGATGTTTTTTCACTGGTCATAAATTCGAAAAGCAAGAAAACTGCTGTAATGACGGATCATATTTCTTTTGCTCTCGATGTGGCATGACCATATGGAGATATAACATTAAATACAGGGGGTAACTTGGAAGCAGATTTCCTCTTCCACGAATCAACCAAAAATACCGCATGGCAACACCTCAAAGAAGTTCTAGCGACAAACCAACCACACCGAATCATTATCAAGCCTTGGAAAAATAAGCGCTCATTATCTCAGAATTCCACTTTTCATTTGTGGTGCGCAGAGATAAGCAAATACTTATGTAAGAACAACGCCAATTACACGCCAGAAACCGTTAAGGAGATGCTTAAGCATACATTCCTAGGTTATGAGGTGGTCGATATGGTTGACGTTACTACACAACTTACAGAGCGCGTAAGGACACTTCGGAAAACATCAAAACTTGATACAGGTGAAATGTTCCACTTCATGGAGCAGGTTGAGCGATGGGCGGTAGGTATAGGTTGTTTCGTGACGATACCTGATAACTCTCAATATATGAAATTGAAAAGGAAGCAAGATGAGTAAATACGACAGACCATGTAAAGGCGTAACAATCGATGTGTATGACGTTTTAAAAGCATTTGAAGTAACTAACCCAGCATTACAGCATTTAATTAAAAAAGCTCTCTGTGCAGGATTGAGAGGGTATAAAGACAAAGAGCAAGATTTGTTCGAAGTGCTGGAATCGGCAAAGCGAGCTATTGAGTTGGAGACTGAGAAATGACTGACGAACAATACAAAAATTATGCGAATGTGATAGTAGCAGTTCGCGAATTTATATCATTCAACCATAAAACTATCTCATCAGTAGTTGGCTTAACTCCTCATCGTTCAGGAACAGTTATCAGAAAACTACTTGAATTTAAATGTATCAGGGAGGTTAGTAGCGAAAGAGGGTCTGGTACCAAAATGATCCGCAATTACTCTGTTAGAGATGACGCAATTACTCGACTGAGAATGCAATTTGAAAGAGAACGTCGAGCCAATTTACCGGTTTTCCCTAAAGTTAAAAAGGCCGAGGAGACAGAACCCAAACAGCCAAAGCAACAAGATGATGACTTTAAGTGCAGATTGACGTTTGTCGATAAAGCCAACGTCTCAGGAATGGGTAATCCGATGTTGATGAAGTTTGATTCTTTATTGAATGGGGTGAGGGTGTGAGCGAGTTAACTCATGATGACCTATGTGAAATAGCTATCAAATTTCTGCAAAGTAATGGATTCAAGGTTGCCTTTGGTGACAAGTTTCAGTCTAGAAATGGAACTGGCGAGCAACCAGATGCAATTGGGTTTAGATGTGGGGTTAGTTGCTTATTAGAAGCGAAAGTGAGTCGTTCAGATTTCCTTGCTGATAAGAAAAAACATTTTCGAGTAGATCCTGATAGGGGTATGGGTGATTGGCGGTTTTTCATATCACCTCCAGATGTCATTAAACCAGAAGACTTACCTGATGGGTGGGGTCTTTTGCACGTGAAAGGGAAAAGAGTTTTCAAGGTTCATGGCTGGCCTCCCAATACAATTGGCATGACAGAAAACCATTTAATGCAAACAAACAGGCCGAGTGTGATCACATGTATAGCGCCCTTCGCAGGTTACAAATTCGTGGTCACTTACATGAAATATATGAAGGAATACCGAAGGGAGTTGTTTAATGAACTGCCAATCATGCAATAGACAGCTAACAGATGATGAAATTTACGTGTGCGCCCAGTGTGCTGATGAATACGCTCATTTGGAAGTGATGGATAAAATCAAAGGAGAGGGAGATGGCGAACTTACGCAAAGAAGCTCGAGGCCGTGAATGCCAAATTAGAATACCTGGAGTGTGTAACGGTAATTCTGAAACTGTCGTCTTAGCTCATTATCGAATGTCTGGCATTTGTGGTACCGGAATAAAACCTAATGATATTTTTGGTGCTTGGGCATGTAGTGCTTGTCACGATGAATCAGATAGACGTACTCACTACGTCGATGCTGAATACGCAAAGCAATGTCATTTAGAAGGCGTTATTCGTACTCAGGATATTCTCATCAAGGAGGGTAAGATTAAGGTATGAACGAGTATCACTTAAACTTACCGTGGCCACCGAGCAATAATACGTACTGGAGGCATTGTAGAGGACGCCATTATATCTCATCCAAAGGCACTAACTATCGAAAGCAAGTAACAGATTACATCAAGCAACATAACCTAGACGTCAAAACCACTTCCCGCATCAAAATAGTCATCACAGCAAATCCCCCAGATAAACGACAAAGAGACCTCGATAACTTGCCTAAAGCCGTTTTCGATTCGTTAACTCATGCCGAATTTTGGGTAGATGATAGCCAGATTGATGATATGCGGATCCGTCGAGGTGAAAAGGTTACTCATGGCTCATTAGATATCATGATATGGGAGATAGATGATGTTCACTGACTTAATCGCAGCTATTGAAGAGGCCAGATATTTAAAATCCAAATCAGGCGGTCGATTTAACTTCTGTGTAATGCAGATTATGAACTATATGGAAGTAGTCAGCGGGCTGATGGATGGAGTCAGGGTTTTATATACAACTGCGAATGATGATTATCACACAGTATTACCGGAGGCGAGATGAGACTTGCAGATTTACCAAAATATTTTTCACCAAAAAGCATTATGTTTAGTGACTCTCCATCTGCAACAGCGACTGATAATCTAACAATCACTGATGTAATGGCCTCGCTTGGTTTGGCGACCTCTAAAGCGAGAATGGGGATTGAGTTGTTTTTGGCGAAACAAGGGATCAATCAACCAACTGAAGCAGTGGAGAGCATTCATCAATATGCAATAACTCAGGCTCACAAATATAGTGCTATTGGAAAACTTAGTGAGAATGATAGAGGAACACTTCTGCAAATACTCGCAAATTATGCATTTCAGGATTATGCAAGAAGTGCAGCCAGTAAAAAGGCATGCCCTGATTGTGACGGTGGGTTTATTGAGGTAGAGGTATTTACCACTAAACAGCACACTCACTTTGCAGCTAAAGAGATTATTAAATTCAGCAAGAAAATGGGAGTTAAAATAACTCCATCTGACTATTCAAAATACAGGGAGGTTAGAGAAAAAACTAAGGTGATCTGCAAAACCTGTAATGGGAAAGGTGAAGTGAGTCATTCGTGTCGATGTAATGGCAGAGGTGAAACTTTGGATAAGGTGGAAACGAAAAAACAAGGAATTCCAGTTTTTAAAACTTGCCCTAAGTGTTCAGGTCGTGGCTACTCAAGATTGCCGGCAGAAGATGTTAGGCGAGAGATATGCTCACAATTGTTTGCACTGCCAGAAACAACCTGGCGTAGAAACTTTAAACCATTCTACGAGATGTTGATTCAGGAATGCTTTAAGGAAGAGGCTAACGCAGAAAAAGTTCTGCAAAATGTAACAAAAAGAGAAAATTAATACATAAATTAGCTTGTAAATAGAAATAAGTTGATCTTTTGGCGGAGATGGGCTATCGTGATTCTAACGATGGGTTATTGCCATTTCGTTAACGTTAAAAGAATTCAAGACCTCGCTTCGGCGGGGTTTTTTGCTATCTATTGTCTTTTACTGATGACAGATATAGAATTAATTTGCGAAGATTAAGGGTTATGGTGGGTCGATCCCATTGTTATCTAAAGAGGCTCTCGGGTATTTAACTTTGGAGCTTTTTTGTTATCTGCAACCTGTAAGTAATTCTTACAAGTTCATATGTTCGGTTATTCCGAACAACTCATTTTGAAGATCGCTGAGGCGGTCTTTTTTCGTATATGCCGACCACAGAATCAATCACAACACCTCACGTTCACACAAGAGCTGTGAGTCGGCGTTCTATTAACTAATTCCTCCAAATAAGGGGGTGAGTATGAATCATATGAAAGAAACCCCTGAATTTTGGGATCAAGTATTCCAAGCTATCGACGCTCATAAGGAGCAAGGTATTAGCGCAACGCTAGCAACTAGCATGGCTATTCTACGTGGTAAATACAACGGTGGTGGCTGGAGGAAAACGTTATTTGATGGTGCCATGTGTGCGTTGTTTGCATGGTTTGTAAAAGACCTCTTAACACTACTTGGCCTTAATCATGAGTTGGCATATCTGGCCAGTGTATTCATTGGTTATGTCGGTGTAGATGGATTAAGTAAACTCATTAAGGGTAAGGCAGGGCTGAAAAGTGACTAGACCAGCGCGCGGTGAACGCAATAACAACCCAGGCAATCTTCGACACGGAGAACCTTGGCAAGGACTATCAGCACAGCAAACAGATCCGAGCTTCTGCCAATTCGTATCTACAGAGTACGGTATTCGTGCAATTTATGTATTGATGCGAACCTACGAAAAGAAATACGGATTATGTTCTATCCGTGAAATTATTAATCGCTACGCCCCGCCAAAAGAAAATAATACCGAGGGTTACATTCAGCGAGTCGCTAAAGAATTGAATGTAAGCACGGAAGATTGTGTATCAGTCAGCAAAAAAGAAGTTGCTATTGCATTAGCTACGGCGATTGTTGGCGTTGAGCTGGGTTATCAGCCTTACAGTCAGAAAGTCTTTGAAGATGCTTGGTTGTTGTTATGAGTAAGAAATTGCTAATTGCCTGTGCTGTGATGATGACGCTGTTATTTATCATGACTCGATGGCAGGCAGGAAAAATTGATGAACTGAAAGAATCAAACCAATCACTCACCGTGCAACTCTCACGCCAAGCTTCAATCACAGAAAACGCCAACCGAACATTCAGGATTATCAACAATGTCTCATCACTTAATAGCGAAGAGCGGAATAGGTCAGCCGTGGATTCTGAAAAAGTTAAAACGGTTATCAAAACTGTTCTTGTCAATAATGATTGCGCCAATACTGCTATTCCTAGTGACGCTCTTATCAGGATGCACGACTATTCAGAAAGAATACGTGCCAGTGGAGCACATAGCGATACCGGCACACCTAACCGCTGATTGTCTACTGCCCTATATACCCGAACAAATGACATGGGGAGAATCGTTAATGTTAAACATCTCCCTGTTATCGGTTATTGAGCAATGTAATTCAGACAAGAAAGCAATACGGGAAATTGAACAACAACGAGCCTCGCAATAGCGGGGCTTTTTAATGGAGAAATATCATGGCAGTAGAAGGTTCAGATAATCCAGTTAAATTCCGTGAAGAATTGGATAAAAGCATTCCCAAAGAATAACCCCGACAAGGTAACAGGAGGTGATCCTTCTTGCTGACGGGTAAGCCGTAAGTGACCAAAGTAACGTAGTGATACGTGATGATGGTTGCGATTAACTTCACACAGGAACATCAAATGACAGAAATTACAGCACAGAATCAAATGCGCTTAGAGCTATTACGGTTAGTTGGCAATGATACCGCAGCGGCTCAGGCAGCTATCGAGTTCGTAAAAGACGATGCACTCAAGTTTGAGTTATTCAAAGATGCATATAAGCAGTGCCAGACTGAAAGTGAGTTTGTATCACGAGCACAGAAAGCTGCGCGAGAAGCTCAAGAAGCACTAGACCTATTCACATAGGAGTTAACAGTGATATATCCATGGCCCGTATTTTCGGACGGTGAAAAATTAGTATCCGGCCAAAAAATTACCTCTATTAAAAATAGAATCCTGAGTAATGACGTTTATATCGAATTGCTTAATGTGCCTGAATTGGTTTACGTCACATTTGAATTTCTTAAGCGCACACAATTACAGGTTGGTTGGTTTTATTTTAGAGATGAATCTGGTCAAGATTTCGCAATTCCAGAAAGTGAATTCTTGGCTAAGTTCAAGCCTGTTGCGGGTGGTAATGGCGCCAAAGGAGATAAGGGCGATAAGGGCGATAAAGGTGATTCTGGTAAAGATGGCGTTAATGGTAAAAACGGAGTTGATGGCGTGGGTATCAAAACTATCACTGCGTCACAGGAAGGCGGTGTTGTTACTTTAAACATTGAAATGACCGACGGAACACAACAAACGCCTAGCTTCACATTACCATCAGCTTAGTTAATTACACAGCTCATTTACGAGTGGGCTGGATAATTGATTAAAGGGGGATATGTGAAATTACATAAAAAAGTAAAAGTCCCCATATACGGACTTAATATTCATATCTGCGCTACTGAGGATGTTGCAGGCAGTATCTATGGTTCGGGCATACATACCCCATCAAATATGGGGCAGGTTGTTCAGATTGAAAATACAAAAACTGGCGAGATGATAATCCTCATTAGCTTTAAAGATGTCGATTGTTTTAATGCCGACACTATATCTCATGAGTCAGTGCATGCCGCATGGAAGGTGTTAGAAATAGTTGGTATTAAAGTAGATTATGAAAATCATGAGGCGTTGGCGTATCTAACTGGTTGGATTAGTAATGAGATAAATAAGTTTTATTACAAAATTAGTGCTGATGGTGATAGCTCATGACAAAGAAAAACAAAGGTGGTCGCCCGTCTAGTTATATGCCGGAAGTTGCAGAGGATATTTGCAAGCTTTTAATGGAAGGTGAAAGCCTACGCAAGATATGCAAAAGGCCTAGCCTACCTGCGATAAGTACAGTTATGGAATGGTTGCAAAGGCATGAAGAGTTTCGGGAACAATACGCGCACGCGCGCGAGGTTCAGGCGGAATTATTAGCCGAAGATATCATCAACTTATCTGATGCGGTTATTGAAGATGGTGCGGCAGTCGCTAAGGCTCGTTTGCAGGTTGATGCCCGTAAATGGTACGCATCTAAGTTGGCACCTAAACGTTATGGTGATCGCATTCAACATGAACAGAAAATTACTATCACTGATTTGACTGATGAAGAATTAGATAAGCGTATTAAGGAGCTAAGCAATGGACAGGGAGCAGAAAATTGAGCTTCTTAGGCTTCTTGAAGAAAAATCCCGTCGCGCAAATGTCTACCGTTACAAAACTTATTACGAAACTCGCTACCCTTGGCAAAAGAAATTCATTGCACTAAGTATCGAATATTCACAGGTTGCATTGATTGCAGCTAACCGAGTCGGAAAGACTGACACAGCTACCTATATCGACGCTATTCATGCAATGGGTGATTATCCTGATGATTGGGAAGGGTATAAGTTCGAGCATGCTCCGCTTATTTGGTGCCTTGGTTACTCTGGTGAAAAGTGTAGGGACTTATTACAAGCGCCTATCATTGGCAGGGAAACAGATAACGGTTGGCAAGGTGGATTAATACCGAGTGAGTTAATTGTCGATACTGAGCCAATGGCTGGTACGCCTAACGCTGTTCGTTCTGCATATATCAGGCATAAATCAGGCAACTTAGCAAAGATTCAATTCTGGTCATACTCACAAGGCCAACATGCATTGATGGGTGACAGCGTTGATTGGTTTCATATTGATGAAGAGCCAAAAGACCCTACTATCTATCCGCAAGTGTTAACCCGTACCGCTACAGGCGATAAAGGTCGTGGTGGGCGTGGCATCCTAACATTTACACCAGAGAATGGTAGAACAGATTTAGTTATCAGCTTTATGGATTCTCCATCGTCCGCTCAAACGTGCATGAATGTTGGATGGGATGATGCTCCACACTTGAGCGAGAAGGTAAAAGAGGATTTGCTGGCCTCATTCCCGCCCCATCAGCGTGACATGCGCACAAAAGGTATTCCGATGCTAGGCCATGGTCGTATTTATGACTTTGGTGAAGAGTTTATAACGTGTGACCCGTTCCCTATTCCTGAGCATTGGGCTGTAATTAATGGTATGGACTTCGGATGGGATCACCCTCAAGCACACGTACAGCTAGCTATTGATTTAGATAATGATGCCTATTATGTCACTAGGGCATGGAAGGCTAGTAAGACTTCACCTGCTGAGGCGTGGGGAGCTGTAAATAAGTGGGCTAAAGATATTCCTACCGCATGGCCACAAGATGGATTGCAAACTGAAAAAGGCTCTGGCTTACAGCAAAAAGAATATTACGAAGATGCAGGATTTAAGATGCTTAATGATCCTGCTCAGTGGCCTGATAAATCCCGCTCTGTTGAAGCTGGTCTATTTGAAATATATGACCTAATGAGAACGGGCCGATTTAAAGTTTTCCGTGGTTTGCGTGATTGGTTTGAAGAATACAACTTCTATCATCGCGACGAAAAAGGAAAGATTGTTAAAACTCGTGACGACTTACTTGATGCTACTCGATACGCCTACATGATGCGACGATTCGCTAAACGATTTGGTGAAGTAGGAAAAGTTAAGCAACGAGTAATTCCCGCACCGATTAGGCCGATTAGGAGATAATAATGGTCGATAGAAACGAGCGGCTTGAGAAAATACTTCGCAAATTCGACCTCGATTACTCTGCATCTGAAAATGCCAGAACGGAGGCGAGAAACGATTTATTCTTTAGTCGCGTTAGTCAGTGGGACGACTGGCTGGAAAACTATGTCACATTGCAATATCGAGGTCAGTTTGACGTAGTGCGCCCAATGGTTCGTAAGCTCGTTGCTGAGATGCGTAAAAACCCTATTGAGGTTCAGTATCGACCGAAGGATAACGCGCCAGCCGATGCCGCTGATATTCTTATGGGCATGTATCGAACTGACATGCGAAACAATAGCTCAAAGATTGCCGTTAACGTGGCAGTGAGAGAGCAAATCGAATGTGGTTACGGTGCTTGGCGTTTAGTTACTGAGTACGAGGACGATAACCCAACCAGTAATAATCAGATTATCCGACGCGTTCCAATGCATGAGTCTTGTACTCACGTTATATGGGATTGCAACGCCAAGGCAATGGATAAGTCTGACGCTAAGAATTGCACGATCATTCACGCAATGAATATTAATGGATGGGAAGAATTCGCAGAACAGTACGGGTTAGATCCTAGCATTCAACCATCATTCCAATCACCGAACAATGACTTACTTTTCACTTGGTCGAATGGAAAGACAATTCATGTTGCTGAGTATTACGAAGTTGAGGAAAAGAGGGAGTTAGTATTTGTCTATCGTGACCCGCTAACTAACGATCTTCAAACGTATTCAGCAAAAGAAGCTAAAGAAAAGATTGATGAATTGGCTGATGCTGGTTATGAAAAAGTAGGTGAGCGTAAAGTTAAGAAGCGCAGAGTCTATAAGTCAATCATCACTAGCACTGGTATTTTGAAAGATAGAATGCCGATAGCTGGCGAGCACATACCAATTGTTCCTGTGTATGGTGAGTGGTCATTCTTTGATGATAACGAACTGTATGAGGGGGTTGTAAGGTTATCTAAAGATGCCCAAAGGTTGCGTAACTTTATCTTATCCAAGTCTGCCGATGCTGCAGCCAAGTCACCAAAGAAAAAACCGTTCTTCTTTGCTGATCAAATAGCAGGGTATGAACACATGTTTAGCGGTGAGGACGATTACCCTTACTATCTACTCAACCGTACTGATGAGAACAATGCTGACCTGCCTCCTTCGCCCGTTGCTTATATGGAGAATGCCGAGGTTTCACAGGCTGATGCATTACTACTAGAAGCGGCAACGGAAGCGGCTAAATCAACCGCTCGTGTCGGTGTCGATACTGAGGCGGCCAATGGTCAGGTGGCGTTTGATACCGTCAATCAACTAAATAGTCGCATCGACCTAGAAACGTATGTATTTCAGGATAACTTAGCTATCGCAATGCGCCGTGATGGTGAAATTTACGCATCAATCGCAGCTGAGATATACGACACCAATCGAACAGTAACAACAACTGCCGAGGATGGAGGTGAGAGTCAGGTTGAGCTAATGCAGGAAGAATTAGACTTCCGCAAAGGTGAAATGATTGTTCGCAATGATATCCGAGGCAAGTACGAAACATTTACTGATGTAGGACCATCTTTCCAATCACAAAAAGATGCTGCTAGGGCTGAGATAGGCGAGCTTATCACCAAGGTTCCAGTGGAACATCCAATGTGGAACGTTATGATGCTGACATATGCAAACATGATGGAAGGCAAGGGTGTTGAATACATCAGAGATTACGCCAACAAGGAATTGATTGTTAATGGCTTGAAGAAACCAGAAACCGAGGAAGAACAACAATGGTTGATGGAAGCTCAACAGGCAGCGCAAAACAATCAAGATCCAATGATGGTAGCAGCACAAGCCGAGCAGAAGAAAGCAGAAGCCGAACTGGTTAACGCACAGAATCGCATGGCTGAAACACAAATCAAAGCATTTACCGCTCAGAATAATGCGCTTGAATCACAGGCCAACACTACATTGACCTTAGCTAAGGCTGAGGACTTGAAGCAAGGCGCAGTGATGCAAGCAATTAAACTTCTGAACGAGGTTGCACAACAGCAACAACAAAACATTCCTACCGACAATAACGTCGAGAATAATCCTCAATCCATGTAAGAGAGTTAAATATCATGAGTACAACCACCGAAATTCAGAATAACTCTGAAGAATTAAACCTGTCCGACGATCAGGCGGCGGCATCCGTAGAAAGTCAGTCTGCTGAAAATGCCAACTCAGCAGCAGGACAGGAGGAAGGCTTCGAGATTGTCCTGAAAGACGATGAGAAACCACAGGAAGGAAAGCCAAGCAATAATGCTATCCAAGCAGCGAAACGCATCGCTCGTAAACGTCAGCGAGAAATTGAGCAACAGATAGCAGCAATTGAAAATGGCGAACTTCCTGAAAACTTGCGGGTAAATCCTGAGCTACCAGAAATGCCTAAACTGGATGATTTTTTATCTGATGAGGCACTCGGTAAATATGACTATGACACACATAAGGCTAACGCTGCTTTTCAGGCTGAGTTGCTGAAATGGCAAAACAAGGCTTTAGATGCAAGAAGTAAAGCTGTGGCGGATCAGGGTCGTAAAACTCAGGAATACACACAGCAAGGTCAACAAATCGCTAATGCAATCAAGGCTCATTATGATGCGGCTGAGAAGTTAAACTTGCCTGACTATCAGGAAAAGGAAGATTCAGCGTTGCAAGTATTACCTCAAGGTGTTTATGAGGGTATCGCGCAGAACTTTCCCGAAAAATCAGCCGCTATCATTTACTACCTAGGTGCAAACCCTGAAAAAGCACAAGATCTATTTAGCAAAAATCCAGTTCAAGTCACTATCGAACTCACTCGATTAGCTGATCGTTTAACTCTCAAGCCTCGCGGTACACAACGTTCATCTGCACCACCCGCTGACGAACCTATTAGCGGTGATGTTACAGCGGCAAATGTCGCGGCATTACAAAAGCAAATGGATGATGCAGCAAGTAAAGGTGATGTTCAAAAGTACCGCACAATCAAGGCTAAATTACAAGGAATAAAATAATGGCTTTAAATGAAGGTCAAATTATCACCTATATGGTGGATGAAGTAGTTAACACTATCGAAAATAACTGCCCGATGGCTCAGCGTGTAGGTAAATACACGCCTCCAGCTGGTGATATGCAACGTTCACAAAACACTATCTGGATGCCAGTAGAGCAAGAAGCACCGACTCAGCCTGGTTGGGATTTAACAGATAAAGCGACAGGCATCTTGGAGCTCTCTGTCAAATGTAACATGGGTGTTCCAGATAATGACTTCTTTGGTTTGCGTGCCGATGATGTGCGAGATGAGACATCTATACGTCGTCGTATCCGCGCATCAGGCCTTAAGCTGGCAAATAACGTCGAAACATCCATTGCTAAACAGGCGGCTGAAACTGCCTCTCTAGTTATTGCTGATGCTGGTGATCTGTCGAATGGTGCGGATTCTTGGGGGTTTGTATCTCAAGCTGAGTCTCTTATGTTCTCACGCGAGCTTAACCGCAACCAAGGTCTTAGCTATTTCTTTAACCCAGATGACTATCTGAAGGCTGGATATAATCTGGTAGGTAAAGACCTATATGGTCGCATTCAAGAAGATGCATACAAGTCAGGGACAATTCAAAAGCAAGTTGCTGGATTTGATGATGTTCTTCGCTCACCTAAACTGCCTACATTATTAGCATCAACTGCCACAGGTGTTACGGTAGATGGTGCTCAGAAATTCAAGCCTGAAGCATGGAAAGAAGATGTTGATGGTAACCGTGAGAACGTTGATAACCGCACAGCAGTAGTTAAAGTTAGTGACGGCTCAGCATTTAAGCGCGGTGATAAGATCAGTTTTGCTGGTGTTAAGTTCATCTCGCAAATGGCGAAAGACTTACTGACTCAGGATGCAACATTTGCTGTTGTTGGTGTTGAGGGTAACAACATTACCATTATGCCTAAGCCGATTGCGCTAGATGATGCAGATTTAAAACCAGAACAACGTGCATATGCCAACGTGAATACATCTCTTGCAAATGGCGCGGCAATTAATGTCCTTAACGTGAAAACGTCTAAGACAAACATCTTCTGGGCTGATGATTCAATTACTCTGCTATCTCAACCTATCCCGCTTAACCATGCGCTGTTTAGTGGCATGAAGACAGAGGCATTTAACATTCCTTCTGTTGGTTTAAATGGCGTTGTTGCATATCAGGGTGATATCTCAACACTGGAAGGTAAATGTCGTATTGCGGTTTGGTATTCTGCATGCACCAAACGCCCTGAAGCAGTTGGTGTTGGGCTGACTGGTCAAAAATAAACCCTCGTTGTTATTCGGGAGCTTCGGCTCCCTTTTTTATTGGAGATGACAATGAAAACGATGCTTTATAAAGCTAATGGTGATGTGAAAATTTGGGGGATGAATCTTCAAATTATCACTGTCAACGATGATGAAATTGAAAGTCATTTGAAAGATGGTTGGTGTAAAAATCCAAACGACACCAAGAAGAAAACTGAAGATAAACCCGCTACCAAGAAAAAGGCGGTAAAAGATGCAGATCACAACGAAGGGTGAGTTAGTCATCGCGGCACTGCGTAAACTAGGTGTTGCTTCCGATGCCACATTAACCGATATCGAGCCACAGTCATTAGAAGATGGCGTGGTTGATTTAGAGTCAATGATGTATGAGTGGTTTGAAGATGGTGCTGGCATTCACACTGGTTATAAGTTCGCTGATGAAGATACACCCATTGATCAAGGTGATGAGCACGGGTTAAACAAGCAAGCCATTAACGCAGTCATCTACAACCTAGCTACTCGTATCGCTCCAGACTATCAAATTATCCCACTCGATAAAGTTATTACAACTGCTAGATATGGCAAAGAAAGACTCATGCGAAGCTGTGCTTTAAAGAGAGCTAAAAATGCCAGATCTCATCATCCAGATGGTTTCCCTATTGGCTCAGGTAATCGATTATTAACGATGACTGGTCAGCGATACTTCCACAGGAGAAAGCCACATGCCAAGGATTCAGATCCCTCTTGCTAGAGGTTTGCGAAAAGACCCGTACACAGCAGATTATATTGATGGTCTTCCAGTTAATATGTTGGCCACACCGAAAGAAGTATTGAATGCGTCCGGTTATTTGCGCTCATTCCCTGCATTAGAAAAGCGTCATAGTGTTGATGGTGTATCTCGTGGTGTCCAGTACAACACGAAAAACAACACTGTATATCGTGTGTGTGGAAATAAACTTTATCGTGGACAGAATGCCATTGCTGAAATTCAAGGTAAAGATAGGGTGACTATGGCGCACTCTGGTTACAGTCAAGCAGTAGCATCAGGAGGTAAGTTAAAATTCTATCGCTATGACGGTGAGGTCAAGGAGCTGTCAAACTGGCCTGAAGAAAAAGTAATTACCGAAGGCTATAAACGCGACGTTAAAAAATGGACTCATAAAGACGGCAATGATGATTTTGTGCCACTCACAAAGAATGATCTGGATGGGTTCTTAACGTTAAAAATCACGCCTAAAACTTCTGATGGTAAAACTGGTAATGAGATGCTTATTACTGAGCAGATGGTGGGTGTTAAATTATCTCAACAGAAAGATGACGAGAAACCTTATCTTACTGACGTTCTAGTCGATGGCATTAAACGTGCCGGTGGTAAAATCACAGTCACGTATAAAATGAACCTTGCTAAATCTAGCGAACAAACAGCCAAAGACGTTACTGAATTTGTAATGACACAAGAAGTGTTAGAGGTGGTTGAAAAATACCCTCAATATGAGTTAGGTGATGTTGTCGATGTTGCACGTAATCGTGGGCGCTACATTTGGTTACAGAAAGGCGGTGAAAGGTTCGGTGTTACTGATTTAGAAGATGAGTCAAAACCTGATCGTTATCGTCCATTTTACACTGCTGAATCTCAACCTGACGGCATTATTGCTATCGATTCTTGGCGTGATATGGTTCTTTGCTTTGGTTCGTCAACCATTGAATACTTCACAATTACAGGTTCAACGAGTGCGTCACAAGTAATATACGCGCCACAGCCATCTTATATGGTTCAGATGGGTGTTGCTGGTCGTGATGCTAAGTGTAAGTTCGGAGAGTCATTTGCATTCATCAGCAACCCAGCAAACGGAGCGCCATCTGTCTATATCCTTGGTTCTGGTTCTGCCAGTCAAATATCTACTGCAAGTATTGATAAAATCATTCGTGGTTACACATCTGACGAGTTGTCACGGACGGTTCTTGAGACTATTCGCTTTGATGGTCATGAGTTACTCATTGTTCACTTACAGCGACATACACTTTGCTTTGACGCAGCAGGAAGCCAGCAATATCCGCAGTGGTGCATCCTGAAAACTGGCCTATACGATGAGCCGTACCGCGCTATTGACTTCATGTATGAAGATAATCAGATAACAGTTGGTGACAAGAATTCTGGCCTAGTTGGTAAGTTGGCTTTCGATAAGTCCTCACAGTATGACCAACAAGCCGAACACATTCTCTATACGCCAATGGTGAAAGCGGATAATGCTCGAGTGTTTGATTTAGAACTCGAAGCATCAACTGGCGTCGCTCAAATCGCAGACCGATTATTCCTATCTGCAACTACTGACGGAATAAACTTCGGCAGGGAACAAATGATAGACCAAAACGCACCGTTCCGTTACGACATGCGCGCTATCTGGCGTAGGGTTGGCAGGGTGAGAAAGAACATAGGGTTTAAAGTTCGCGTTATTACTAAGTCGCCTGTAACACTGAGTGATCTATCGATGAGGGCTGAATGATGGCAAGTGAAGACCTTTCTAAACCCATAGAAATTCAAGCTACTTACATTGTTCCAGATATCCTACCGACTAACTTTAGTGAAACATATCGACGAATAGTGCTTAGCGGTGCTGATGATATGGCGAAGGTGGCTGGTCGTGCAAATGAGGCTGGCGCTGAGGCTTTTGATGCTAAAGTTAGAAATGATGAGCAAGATATTGTTCTTGAAGATCATGAGGAAAGACTTGGTGAAGCCGAACAAACAATTGTTGAGCATGGCGTTAAATTGGCTAACCATGAAGAGCGGATAACGAAAACAGAAGAGGATTTATCTAAGTTAGAGGTAAGAGTCCTTAACGTTGAGCAGGACGTTGATGGGCTGAAAATAAAGATACAAGACCTCGATGGTAAAATATCTGAAATCAAAGTTGATTACGTTTCTCTCAGTAAAACAGAAAAACAGAAGCTTTTATCTCCTATCGATGTTTCAACGTCCTACTCAGTAAACGGAACTAAAGTTGTCGGCACTCGTGTTACTGGTTTTACATCAGCAACGGGTACAGCACTTAAGGGATCGTTTAATGCTAACCAGTCCTACTCATTCAGTGCTGATTACACGCGGTCAGAAATGCAAACTTTAGCAAGTGGGTTAATAGAGGCAAGGCAACGAATCAAGGCGCTAGAAGATGCACTTCGCTCACACGGATTAATAGACTAATGGAAATTAAAATTATTAATAACCCTATTCGGCTATCTGAGTTTTTAAATGATAAGTCGAACACGGGAAATATCGTTGATAGCAATGATCAGTATTTCATTAAACCTGATGCGCTTTACTTGGGTATTTATGAAGGAGTTCTATTGGTTGGTGTTTTCGAGGTGCGTAATTTTTGGCATACAGTTGTTGAGTGTCACGCCATATTTGATACTGGATTCCGTGGCAAGTACGCCTTTGATGCACACAAATTATTCTGCAAGTGGTTACTGGAAAATAGTCAATTCACTAACTCGGTAACTATGGTTCCTGATACCACAAAATATGGTCGCGTTATTGTGAAAATGCTTGGTGCTACTCGTGTCGGTCATTTAGATGATGCATACATTAGTAACGGTAAGCCTGTTGGTATAACGATGTATCAATTAAAACGCTCTCAATATGAGGAGTTATTGAAATGTCAATAATCAGATGGATTGAAAATAAAACGCTACCAATGTCAGGTCTGATGAAAGGTGGTGGTGATGGTGGTGCAGGTGCTCAAGCTGATGCGACTCGTGAAGCTACAGCGTTACAGCGTGAAATATGGCAAACCACCATGAATAACTTGGCGCCTTTTACACCTATGGCGCAACAGTACGTTGGACAAATGCAAAACCTGTCAACATTAGAGGGACAAGGAAACGCACTAAACCAATACTACAACTCTCAACAGTTTAATGATTTAGCAAGCCAAGCCAGATACCAGCAGTTAGCAGGTGCAGAAGCTATGGGCGGCCTTGGTTCCACTGCGACAAGCAATCAACTCGCTTCTATTGCGCCAATGTTAGGACAAAGCTGGCTTTCTGATCAAATGAACAACTATCAGAATTTGGCGAATATTGGTCTAGGCGCATTACAAGGTCAGGCAAACGCAGGTCAGAGTTACGCAAATAATACAGGTCAGTTACTACAACAGAATGCAGCGGCTCAAGCGGCCATGGCTAACCGTCCTTCATCTATGCAACAAGGAATTATGGGTGGATTAGGTGGCGCTACTGCCGGCATGGCTATTGGTGGTCCATGGGGCGCTGCGATAGGTGGCGGTCTTGGTGTTCTTGGTTCATTATTTTAAGGTGATGATATGGCTACATGGAACCAGCAGGGATCAGGGGGATTTCTTGGCGGTATTGGTTTAAATAATACTAACGCCCCCAAAGCAAGTGACGCAAACGCAACTCTTGCTATGATCCGAGAAAATAATGACCTACAAAGGTCTGGAGCTAATAATATCGGGTTGCAGTTAGCTCAAGGGCTTGGTGGACTTGGTGAAATGTACAAGCAACAGCAAGCTCAGGAGAGAGATAAGGAATTCCAATCTTTGTGGGGTCAGGCGTACGCATCTGGAGATAGAGACGCTATGAGGCAGTTGATGGCCATATATCCAGATCAGGCTGAGAAAATAACCTCAGGTATGCAGGGAATATCAGAGGACGTCAGGGAATCTTTAGGAAACATAGCATCTGGCTACCGGATGGCTATTAATAGTGGTAATGCTACTGATTACATCCGTAAAAACGCTGATGAGTTAAGACGATTAGGTATTGACCCTCAGCAGGCTCTAGCTATGGCAAATGAAAACCCCAGAGGGGCTATAGAGTTAGCTGACCATATCGGCATGTCTGCATTAGGCCCTGATAAGTATTTTGATATTCAGGATAAAATCGAAGGTCGTTCTATTGATAGAGATAAACTTTCCGAGACGGTGCGTAGTAATCAAGCCAGTGAAGCGTTGACGCGAGAAGGTCATCAAATACAAATCAGAGGGCAAAATATATCAAGAGCTAATGCCTTAACCTCTGCTTACGCACCAACATCCGCAATGCAAAATTATTCTCAATATGCACAAATGTTAAAAACCGATCCAGAAGGCGCCAAAGAATTTGCTCAAGCCGCTGGAATTAAACCATCAGAAAGAAAATTATTTAAGGTTGAGGAAGCGCCTGATGGCGGAATAATTAAATATTATTCAAATGGTGATGAGGAAAGGGGTTCAATAAATCAACCAGTTAAAATGGATGGAATGGGTCAGCCAATATCAATAAATCAAGCTAATAGAATAATGGAAAAATCGACTGGTGAGCAAAGAAAGGCTGCAGGTTTTGCTTTTAGAGTTAGAAATGGTATCGATACGGCGAATGCGCTTGTTGAATCTGGCAAGGTTTCCCCACAAAGGGCTGCTGCAATAAATTCAGCTTTAAGGGATGGAACATTTGCCAGAATGGCGTTATCTGGTGATGAGCAGTCGTATATAGCATCAATGCAGGATGCAGTTCTAGCAATTCTTCGTAAGGAGTCAGGCGCCGCCATCCCTGATTTTGAAATGGAGCGTTACTTTAGAACATATACTCCACAATTAGGTGATGAAAAGGCTGCTGTAAAAACAAAATCCAGACTTCTTGAAAACCAATTTAAGGCAATTAGAGCAGAGTCAGGCAAAGCATTTGATGCCATGATGGTTATTAATTCTGGATATGATGCGCCATCTAATCAGCAAATTAATGATAATCAGCAAAATATAAATCAAGGAGCGCGACAAGCCCCTCAAGCGGCGATTCAAGCATTAAAGCAAGATCCATCATTAGCACCTCAATTCAAAGCTAAATACGGATATCTACCATAAGGATAATTACATGGCTAATTTCTTTGATCAATTTGATGAGCAAAAATTACCTAATGGTATGATTGAGAAAGGTAATATTGATATTCATAATCGGCCAATTGTGAAAAATGAAGACGGTAGCATAAGTACCGTTAGGAGTTTGTCGGCAAACATTGATGGAATGGAGGTGTTAATACCCACAGTTAGTGATGATGGCAGGATCATGTCTGACGACGAAGCTATTGATAACTACCTAAGAACAGGTAAGCACTTAGGTATGTTTTCAACACCAGAAGACGCTACAGCTTATGCCGAAAGCTTACATAATCAACAAGCAGAAGAATACCTACCACAAGAAAGGAATTTTTTTGATCAGTTCGACGCATCGGCACAACAAGAACAAAGCCCTCAACCAGCACAGCCAGAAAATAGTTATATCTCCGGCATGAAGCAAACCAACCAGAATCTTTCTCAAGGGTTACAGCAATCGTCTGAGGACGCCAAAAGTTTCCGTGAAAACGTAATAGATGCCTTCACTGGTGAAAGCAAGATGACTCCTGAAGTTCAAGGGCTAGAGGGGATCATGTCTTCGCCAGAAATGAATGCATTTAACACTGACGCAATGAAAGCGGCTTGGGTACAAATGTTCGGCAACGATAACGACTTTGTAAAAGTGATAGGTAATATGGGAGGTAAGGTATCTCAAGATGAAAAGGGGAACCTGTTAGTTGACTTACCATCTGGCCGATATGCATTAAATAAGCCTGGCCTATCAGCTGAAGATATCATGCCGTTTATCGCGAACGCGGCCGCATTCACTCCAGCGGGTAGAGCATCAACTGTATTAGGCGCTACCGCGAAATCAGCAGGTACAGACTTGGCTCTACAATCGTCCGTTAATATGGCGGGCGGTGGTGATATTAACCCACTACAAACAGCATTATCAGCAGGACTTGGAGGTGGATTTAAAGCGGCGGAGAAGCTTGTTAATAGTGGTTATCGGGTGGCAACCGGTAAGCCAACTCAAGAGGCATCTGAGCTGTCAGAATTCGCTAAGCAGAATAATGTTCCTTTGTACACAACTGACGTTGTACCTCCACAATCAAAAACTGGAAGGCTGGCTCAAGGAGCTGCTGAAAATATTCCTTTTGCTGGTACTGCAGGTTTGCGATCAAATCAACAAGAGGCGAGGAGTAAACTTGTTCGAGATTTCGCAGACAGGTTTGGCGAGTACGATCCTAGCCAAGTTGTTGAGAGTTTAAAACGAAAAACATCAACAATAAAACAGGCGGCTGGTGAAAGGTTAGAGTCAATCCAGAATGCGTTATCTGGTGTGCCTATCACACCTAACCGAGCAATAAATCAGATTGATAGCGAAATAGCTAAATTATCTAAACTTGGGGAGGTTGCTGATACACAGACCATCTCAAAATTGCAGTCTTACAGGAATGAGCTTGCATCTGGTAACGTTGATATTTCTCAATTAAGAGACTTAAGGACTCAATTTAGACAAGACGTTAAGGGTGAAAGAATGGCTATGCCTAATCGCTCTGACGCTGCGATAAATAGAGTTTATAAAGCCATGTCTGATGACGCTAGTGATGCAATATCAACAAACTTAGGCGCTGATGCTTTACGCAAATATAACCAAGCCAATGCTATCTATGCAGATGAAGCAAATAAAATATTAAATACTCGATTGAAGAACATATTAACCAAAGGTGATTTAACTCCAGAGGTGGTTAACAATATTTTATTTAGCAAAAACAAATCTGAAATTAGGAGTTTATATAACTCAGTTGACACTCGTGGTCGCGCTCAAATGAGAAATGCCATTATTGGTAAGGCGATTGAGAAAGCCGGTGACTCTCCAGATCAGTTCTTAAGGCAACTAAATATCATGTCAAACCAAACAGGGATAGCATTTAGAGGTCAAGATGCTATTTATATAAATGGCCTGAAGAAGTATTTAGAAGCAACAAAACAAGCCGCAAAAGCCGGTGTCACAACGCCGACTGGTCAGCAAGCAATTCCTTTCATACTTGGCCTAGGCGCAGCCATAAAACCATCAACCGCAATTGGTGCTGGAACTTATGGTGCACTAGCTCGCATCTATGAAAGTAAACCAGTTAGAGAGGCGGTGATGAGATTAGCAGGAACTCCAGCAGGAACAAGCAAGTTCGAAAAGGCAGTCTCTACAATCTCACAAAGTTTAAGTGCTGGCTCGCAGGCGAAAAATAGGGAGTAATAATAAATCTATTTTGATATTATGTTTAAATATTGAAAATACCTTATAGGTGCAGGCGTTATGAATCTAGAAAGAAGGAAGAATATATTTTTTCTTACTATTTTTTTAGCATGGATTTATTGTTTTTTTGTGTTAGATGTGAGTCTAGATGATTACTCATGGCCAATCAGGATTGGATTTATTGGTGCAATATATACTTTTTACATGATTTTTATTATGTTCCCGTTTTACTCAGGAGAGTTAGATAAACAAATGTACATAAATAGTCACCTAACAAATGAGTTAAATGATTTGAGAGATGAGTTATCCAGCATTAAATGCAAATTGCAGATCATTGAAAGTGATATATATAAGTAAACAAACTTACATTTATAAATAACCGCTTAATTGCGGTTTTTTTATGTCCAAAATACACCAGATTAAAGCTGGTGCGAATACTCACGCTTGGAGAAAGAAATGTCAGAAATCATACCAAATGTCGTCGTATCAATGCCATCACAATTATTCACTCTCGCAAGGAAATTCCAAGCGGCGAGTAACGGTAAGATTTTTATTGGTAAAATTGATACCGATCCAACATTACCAGAAAACCAAATACAGGTTTATTTAGAAAATGAAGATGGTTCTCATATCCCAGTAGCACAGCCGTTGATTATCAATCAGGCTGGGTTTCCTGTTTACAATGGTCAGATTGCTAAGTTTGTAACAGTTGAAGGTCATAGCATGGCTGTGTATGACAGTTACGGAGCACAGCAACATTATTATCCTAACGTATTGAAGTACGATCCTGACCAGTTAGAAGAAAGACTTAAATCTCCACTAGGTAGCTCTTTAATCGGGCATCATGATATCACTATAGAAGAGCAGTTAGATAACACAAATAAAGAGATAGAGCACAATCGTTATATTATCTCTAATATAATAACTCCTTATCAATTTAAAACGGAAAGTAATTCTTGGAATGATGCATTTAATGATGCTATTGCGTTTTCAGAAAATAATAAAGTTCCGATCCATGTTGGTGGAGTTTGGGATTTAGATGAAACAATAATAGCGGGTAATAAATCTAATTTCATAGGTTATGAGTCAGCGGTATTTACAAATAAACAACTCATTGTAAGTGATGATCCAGAATCAAGAAATGGAGTCAACTCCCCAAATTCGCTTTTTCCTATCTATGGTAATTTAACAAATAACTCAGGTAATGTAATTTCAATTACTACCGCATTTCATGTTAACCAAAATTACAATAACCAAGGATTGGCATTTTGGAATGGTTATTATTATGTAGGATATGATTTAGGTAACGGAAAAGGTATGATTGAGAGATATGCGCAAAATGGTGTTATTGACACATCTTATGGTGGCGTATCCATACCAATTAATCATACCGCAGATTTAGCATATAGAGTTAAGGATGGTTTTATTTACTCTGCGAGCGGAGGAGGTACGGAGCCAACTTATATTCGCAAAATAGCAACGGACGGAAAGTCTGTTGTTGAGAGTATAGATCTAACAAATTATGGTAATAGCGCTCTATGTGCTATTGATAATCATAATGATATTCTAATATTGCATAGCACCCTGAGTGGTGGAGATAGCGGATTACCTACATTCACTTTCTTTGAATTTGGTAATTGGGATCACCCTATTAAACAATTTACACTACCTAAAACTTTAGGTGTGCCTCAAGGAATGGATGTGTATGATAATAGTGTGTATTTCTATACAAATGATAAAATAACACAATTGTCATATAGTGGTGAAATAATCGGGGTAGTTACAATTCAAGCTCAAGGTGAATCAGAGGGAATAGCAATTACTGGTGCTTATGGAGATGCTTTTATTTCTGTTGGATATAACAACCCTAGACGAGTTTGTGTTTCTAGATCAGCAAAAGCTAATTATGCTACATCAGTAAGTACACCAATTCAGATTTCAACTGAAAAATCACCTTGGGTAACCTTATTGCCTCAATTAATTCCTATTGGAGTTAGAAAAACAGGAGACAACTGGTCATTATTACAATACCTGTCTCTTGATAATGTGAACTACAGTTCAATTTGGAATGATCCGTATTTAAATGATGGTAATTTAATTATAGAATCTAAAACAAAATCTTTCTCGTGCTTGGTTTCAACTCATTTATCAATATCTGGTGGACCATCAAATACATTCAAGGGGCTAGCATCTGCGATAGGCAATTTTAATAATTCAACAGGTAAAATAGAAATATCGTTCATTGGTAGTGATGGAAACGTAAAAAAGGCTGCTGATGTTATTGGCGATGGCATAGTGCATGGTTTTATATTTGCTGGAGTACACTTTAAAAATACATAGGATTTAAAATGTATAGGAACAAAAAAATAGACTCTATAAAGGGTGTTTTAATATTTTTAGTTGTTTTTGGACACTTTTTAGAGTCTATGATTGGGTGGAAGGGTAATAACTCTTCCGCTTTATTGCATGTAATATACTCTTTCCATATGCCATTTTTTATTTTGATTTCTGGTTACTTTTTTAGTGTAAATAATTTCAATAGAAAATTTTTAGGTGTGCTTTTTGTTTATATAATATACCAGACCATATACACTCTCCCAGCAATCATCAATGGGACACTATCGTACAGATATTTCTATGAACCTAATTGGATCATGTGGTTCTTGATGAGCACGCTGTTCTGGATGAGTATAACAAAATTTATAAAAAACATAACGTTATCAGTAATTATAGTTTCTATTATATGCTCATTATTGGTATCAATGTGCCATATAGATGGACATATACTAAGCTATATGAGAACTATTGTTTTTTATCCATTTTTTATCATAGGTTTATATTTAAAGCAGAGGAATATTGGTGTTGATAGCGTTTCAAGGTTAAGGGTTATTCCATTAATTTTAATCTTCATTTTGTTTACATCTATTTTTCTTTATTTTGATGTTGATAAGTGGGTGCTTTTTGGTTTGTATAGCTATAATGATGCTGGTTATACAGATGTAGAAGGCGTCTTATTAAGATTATTTGTTTTCTCATACTCTGCGCTAATAATTATTTTATTATCCAGAATAATAAAAGAGAGCAACATTCTGTCATATATAGGTGAGAGAAGTTTATCAATCTACCTAACCCACGGAATCATTGTTATTGTTTTAAATAAATTTATTCATTTAAATGATAGCGTTACATCTGTTATTTTGGTTCTATTATTATCTATTGCAGTAACATTTGTTTTGTCGTTAAACATAATAGAGAAATGCAACAGATACATCTACTCGCTAGGATTCATCAAAAAATAATGAAATGTGGGTGATAGCTAATCACTCACTCTTCAAATACTGCACCGATTTTCCATCCGGCAATCTCTTGCTTCTCTCACGATAAAACGCTAATCGTTCTTTAAAATACTCGCGCAAATGTGCTGGTTGTTGTCTTTCTATTTCCGAGGCAACAACTGGCATATTGAGACGTTCTTTATATGCAATACCACTCGCAGATAGATCGACGTTAATCTTGTCTTTTTCTTCTTGAGTTAGGTTTGCAAGGTTCATAATGGATCCGGTTAGTTTTTGGAGAGTATAGCAGGGTGTGGAATTGATGGGACGAATTTGGGACAAGCAACATGAAGTAACATAAGGCAACTTCAAGTAACTTTAGGTAAGGTGGGACGTGTGAACGCTTGATGAGACTGTATTTAGTTGATATTAAAGAATAATTCTACGCTCTTCTAAGCCGTAGGTCACAGGTTCGAATCCTGTAGGGCGTACCATTTAAAATCAATGAGTTATGCGATTTTAAAAAGAAACCCGCGAGAGATGCGGGTCAAGTTAGCATTACCGTTTTTCACTTCTAACCCACTCTTCATAGACATGCTCTGGCTAATCTAAAAATGTGCCGGTTTTCGTTTTTTATGGCCTTGGAAACTCCTTTCTCTTTGCATACATTATCCATAACGTAGTTTTGCTTTTCTCTGTTAATTAAATTGGGCTGTGTTGATAACAGTATTGAAACTCCACTCGACGTTAATAATCAGTCACTTATTTGGAACGACTGTGCAGTTATAGAGGACGGTTCTATTCTCGTGAAAATGCGTGAGATAGAAGAAGCACAGAAAGCGGAAAAAATGCAGACGGAAAGAAGAGGAAGAAAGCTAGGATAGCATAAATAACATTCATTCATATTAATATAAAAAGATAATCACAATATAATAAATCTTTATATTGTGATTATCAATTATTCTAAAAATTAGACACCAAAGTTAAAAGTGAGAACAGCCTCCCCGATAAAATCTAAACCATTAGATAAATCTATTCCTTTTTTACTTAATTCATCTTTAGATAAAATAAAGGTGCCATTTGAATTACCATGCCTGAAATTTGATTGGAAAACTTCACCTGGAATTAGAGCCAGGGCGTTTTTATCAACGCCTGATTGTTGTTCTGATGTCCAACCATTAGTTGGCCCTTTGTATAGGACGTTGTTGTAGCTTTTTCCTGTAATAGCAACATCGTTTGCCCGTGAAATAAATGCTGGTTTACCATCGACCGTAGCATCACTCCATATGAAATCAGCCGCTCCAACTGTATTTTCAGGATTTGCTTTATCAACTAAATGAAACCATTCTGACGTATTATTAACACTTAATTCCGTGTCACCATAAGTATCAGACGCAACAAATGTTAAATATGTTTTTGCATCGCATTCAACCGTAACGACATTATGAGCTACAATGCCTGAGTAAGAGTAAATTTTCGATTGAGGGATAAGTGATGGGCTTATTCTTCCATAATCAAAAAGGACATCACTTTGTGTCGCCCCATTAATAGTACAAGTTGGCGGCTTAATATCACCGTTGATTTTTAAGTTAGCTACAGGGGATTTAGCCAATACTGGCGTTGACATTATAGCCAACATAGTAAGGCTAAGTAATACTTTTTTCAT